TCCTCATCCACGTTTAGCCATACAGGTGAAAGGTAGTCTGTTTGCGTGTTGCGCTTGACGTATTTGGCCCCCGTATAAGAATTAGCTGAAGGAATCTCATTTAATATTCTTTGGAGTCTCTCAACTTCTTTCTCTGCCTCTATAGCTCTTGAATAATATTCATTTTGCCACTTATCCGTATTGTGTTTCTTCTCATTTTCTAGATCACGAACTTTAGCTACAAGTGCACCATTTGCTGCTTTGTACTCCTTAAGTCCTAAGTCCTTATTCTTGAGTAGTACTACATAATAATCCCAAATTTGCTCTAAAGAGATATGACCCCTTTCATGCAGTTCTGTAATTTTTCTGTAATTTTTAGTACTATTTTTATGTTCTTTTTTTCCACTTAGAAGTGAACATTGCCAGCCAGAGGCTATTAAATATGGCCCATGTCTAAAATGTGCTTTCCTATTGCTTGATTCGGAAGCAGAAACATAAATAGCTTCTGCGGCACACTCTACACAACTATATCTAGTTTCTTCAGTTGGGACTGCCTCTAATGCAGTTACTGGTTTATCTTCTGTTATATCATATCCGTAATTCATTATAGTTCTCTATATGTCATCTATTTCTTCCCCAGTCTTCGATTCCTCATCCTCTCGTTCTTGAGGAGTCAAGGCAGAATCTGGGCCAATCTTTAAACTATCCCAATTTATGACAGAGGTAAAAGACTCCATAGAAGCATTTCTCATTTTCTGACAGTTAAATGAAATCACTCCATCATCGTGTCCATATGTTTCTATAGAATATGCAGCATCCGCAGCATCCAGGATGCCCTTTGCGAACCTGGCTTCCCCAGTAGCATCAATTTGATATGGGGCTACAACTGGGGTTTCGTACTCCTGCGCCATAGATTTTAAAGCCTTACTTACTTCTATCTGTTCTGTCCAGTCATACTGGCCTCCCCGAGATGGGACATTAGAGCGTTTTACTTGATTTATGTAATCTACAATGACTACACCGACATCTAAACTTTTTACTTTCTTATCCATATCAGCTTTTATCTTACCAATAGTAAGACTAGGCTCATAAATAACATCTAGCTGAGTCGGGAGAAGCTCGCTCTCTGTTACTGAGGTATGAAATTTATCAAAGTTTCTATGGTCTTTATACTCTTTCAAACGCTCCTGTCCATTGCTGAAGCGGTTTGCCCACCATCCAGCAACTGCCTCCCACTCTTTAATACTAAGATTCTTAGTTCTTAAACGAGCGAGGGGCACATTAGTAGCAATACTACAACATCGTTGTAAGATTTGCCGACTATCCATTTCTATAGTGAAATAGAGAGCAGACTTACCTGATTCAAAAACGCTATTTGCTATATTAGAGCAAGTAACAGATTTACCCCCACCGCGTCTGCCTCCGATAAGTATCAAGTCTCTGGGAGAGAATTGCATAACATTATCGTAGTCTGCGTTTAATCCAAGGGCTACATATCTGTCCAGCTCTTCGTCTGGCTCAAACAAAGGAATATATTGCATACTCTCTTCTGGGCGTTTAAGCTCTACTTTGTCCTCTATGCGGAGAACAATTTCATGAAGATGTGAGAGTGTTTCTTCTGCATTTTCAAATGCAACACTATTGTCTACATACTTCTCAAGTTCATTTAATACTTCTTTTTGGGTATACTCATTCTTTAAATATTGAAGAAGCATCTCAGCTTCTGCTTCGACTTCTACACTATTTACAGCAAATAATTTTTCTTTTGTACTGCCGTCACGAATTGCGTATTTGAGGTCATCGAACTTGGGGAGTTTGTGGTATTCGTCACAGTGTTTAGTGATTACACTGTATAAGGTATGATATTCGGAGGGTAGATAATGCTTTCGTAAAACGCTCCAGGTCTCAAAATCCTGTGCGTCAAGAATCTGCTTTATTAAAGCACTAGCAATATTCAATGTGTTCCCCCGAACAAAAAAATAAGTGCCAAGGCGAACCTTAGCACTTATCAGTCAACTAATTACTGAGCTGCGGCAGCTTTCTCTCTTCGAGATGCACCATCGTAGTCAGATGCAGAAATACCACGTCGAGTAAGCATAGTTTTTACTCCTCGTACGGTCTTACCGATTTCAGTGGCGATTTCTTCAACAGTCATTGACTCAACATCAGCTAGTTCTGCCAATGGGTCAACTCGTGTGCCAGACTTAGTTGTTTCCTGGCGGGGAATCGCAGCAATAGTTCCTGCGCGAAGTAGGCTAAGAGCCTTACCACGAACAGAATTTACTGAGCGACCAAGGGCTTCTGCGATTGCTTCAACAAAAGCGCCTTCATTTACTAGCGCAACAAACTTAGCTTCTTCAGCGTCAGAATAGGTCTTAACAGTTTCCGGCTTGGGAGTCGGCTTGATATGACCAGTTAATTCCATAGACAAGATTTTGCCTTGGATTTGCTTTGCTGTGAATTTGCCATCGGCAAAATTTTCAGCTACTTCTGCGTAAGTATATTGACCACTATTGTCGCTTACAAACGACTCTAGAATGTCTTCCTGTACGTCAGAAAATGCTTTGCTAGAACTTGTAGAAGCGAGTTCTACATCGTAACCCATTTTACGCAGTTTACTAGAAACTGAACGGGTTGAAGTTTCAAGATTAGCAGCAGCGTCAGCTACTGTAGCTTGAGATACAGGAGTCTCGTCTCCTACAAACGTTGTGAGCGCGTCGGTACGCTCGTCATTCCACTTAGGAACTGCCATGTTTTTCTCCAATATAATCTTTAAGATTAGTGACAATTTGTATGCCTTTATCTAAGGCTTTTAAGGTTTTTGCGGTTTCTACTCCGGTCTCGTTAACCAGAATAGTAACATCGTTTGTTACGGAGCTTTTGACTTCGTAACCCAGACTTTCTAATTCTGCGGTAGCTTCTGCTTTAGTTTTATAACTAGAGAGGCTTCCTGATAAACAGATTACCCCCACAGTAGAGCTTGCACTCTTTTGCTCGAAAAGCATATCATGGGGAAGATAGTCTGCTATATCTAAAAAATCTGTTTCTAACCAAGCCAGTAGATTATCGGTCGTTATTGGCCCGAGTCCCGCTCTCTTACAAGATTCCGCAGTTATATCATACATACTTCTGCAGACAGCTGAAAGTTTTCCTGCCGCCGTTCTTCCCACTAAGGGGATACTGAAAGCTGGTAGCAGTAAATTTGCAGGGGCTTTGGTTGAATTTTCAATCTCTTTAAGTAATTTATTACCTAGTTTTTCTGAATTAAGAGCTAAAGAAGCACTAACTTCATCCAAATAATATAATTCAACTATACTACTTAGACCTAGTTTTTCTATAGACCTCGGACCGAGTCCTTTGATATATAGCGTTTTAGCAAAGTGCTGAATTTTTTTAGCTGATTTGGTGGAGCAATTATCATTCTTGCAGAACAATAAATCATTTACCCACTCAAGTATAGAATTGCACGAAGGGCAGTTGCTAGGTACTTGAATTTTTTCCACTTGTTTAATCCTTTTTGATTGAAGTGTATATTATACTAAAGTTTTGAGATAAAAGTCAAGAATTATTTTTTTAAAGGTTATTAACCCCATTGATGTGCCATAGCATAAGCTATTCCTTCGTAGGTCAATGACCTGTCTTTACCTCGGGTTTTACTAGGTCCCAGGTTGCTTTGCCCACTATCGGTTTGATTCGACCACCTTCGGTATATTTTTCCGTTCTTTACTACTTTTCTACCTTCAACTAGTTCTGTTGGTTTTAGGGGTTTCAAACCTTTTAGCCATAAACCAGTTTTCTTACTAGCATCTTCTCCGAAGTGATATGGCTGTATATATTGAGGTTTAGGCATAAAGTCTAGTCTGGTATTTATGCAACCTACTGGGTTTTCAATGCAAATTTTTGGAATACCACATTGCCACAGCTCTGTTATAAACTTTAAGGCTTCTTCTGTTTTTTCCGCACGACCTGGAATTCGTTTATTCCAATGTAATCCACTCGAGCAGATATAAGTACATTCGGGATGGGCTATCATCATGTCCCAAGTACCACTATGTAGTATGTCTCTAACATCTCCTAAATAATGGCTACCTGGACTTTCTGTAGGTAAAAGGTCACAGCTAGTAGCTTCATGGCCTTTTGCAGTAAAAGCGTCTCTAACTCTACCACTATATTCACACGCTATTAGTATTTTCATAGCAATCCAATATTTGTTTACCTAGTTTAGGGTGTACACAATTTCGTAAAACTTGTCCAGGATCGTGATTTCCTCTGTAATATAATTTATCTTCAAAATGAATGTCTAGCCAATTCTGTAAGTCTTTCTTACCTTCTAAACTGGTTTTCATTATGAATCCTTCCGGTTGAGGAACTTCATCAGCTACAATAGGAAAGTTACTCCAAAAGTAATGTCTGCCTACTACTGCTGTAGGTGAAATTAATGGAGTATAATAAGGCTTTACATTTTCTACTACCCAACCTCCTTTGAAGTTGTGTTTTAAAAATAAAATCTCCTCGTATAATGCCATGTCAGCATACTTCTTTACCTTTTGAATCCTGGACATCTTTGAATGGGTTTGACATGGGGGGCTGCTCCATATAAAGTCTACTACATCATAAGTATCTAATAAGAACTGATGAGCATCTTCTACGAATACAGTATCGTCTGGATATAGACGTTCATAGCACTCTGCAATATTCTGTTGATTTTCAACTGCAACAACATCTACATTTTCCCAGAGTTTTCTATTTCCGCCTACACCTGCGTATAAATTTAATACTTGAAGCATTAGTTAATCCTTCTAACTATTCTAGGAATAATTTCTCCGGACCTGATTACTTCTACTTCACATCCAATTTCTAAATTTAGTTCGTCTATAATATTGATATTATGTAGGGTTGCTCTACGTACTATAGCGTCTCCTATTTGTACTGGCTCTAGAATAGCTACTGGGCTAATTCTTCCACTTTTGCCTACTTGCCAAACTACTTTATTTATGCGAGTTATACCAGAAGCGGTACGATCTGATTTGAGAGCAAAAGAACCTCTAGGATGCTGAGAAGTAAATCCCTGCATATGGTGTTTTTCATAATTATCTAATCTATATACTAATCCATCTGTTGGATAAGTAATTGCAACATCCTCTAATACAGTGACAAACCCTGTATTTGCATAGTGTTCCATTTCTTGAGTCCAAGTAGGTTTCTCATTTGGGCCTGCTCCATAGAGAACAAACTGTATACGAGGATGTTTATGGACAAAGTCATCTGTGCTCTTTAGATTTAATGCACCCGCAGCGACGTTTCTTGAGTTAGGTATTTCTTTTGGAACAACTACTTCTCCGGTTAATTGTACTATACCGTTAGATACAAATAAGAATTTATTTGGAACTACTACCCTCATCTTATCTGTTATATCTCTGCCAACTTTACCATCGCCTCTGGTAAGGGCTTGCTCCAGTTTTCCGTTTATATATAACAAAGATACCGCGGCTCCATCTAGTTTTGGACTGCAAGCAATTTCATGGCCTTGATTATACCAATCAGGAGCATCTGCTAAATCAAATACTTTCTGTAAGGAGCGCATAGAAAAATAGTGAGGCACACCATCTGTAACTGTGTGTCCCACTTTATTATAATCGTGTTTTTTCGCGAGGGCATCAAACTCGTAATCTTTAATGATTGGTGTGCCCTCGTAATAGAGTTTACTAGCTCTGTCTAAAAATTTGTGCATAAAGACTCCTATTATTTTACAGATATTATAAAATAAATTAAGGAAATAGTCAAGAATTAAATATAGATATCGTTAATTAAATCTTTAAAGTGTTCTTCTATAACGCCTTTACTTTCTGCTAGGGAGAGAATCTCGACCAGGGCTATAAATAGTTCCTGAGAAGTTTCTATACTCATAGGAATTGTTACTCCTACATTGGAAGGTTTCCATTCTTCATTAAAATCTAAATAGTATTTTCGTATACTTAAATACTCTACATATCTAAAGGTACTTACTATTAAACGAACTTGTTCTTCTCTATCCTGGTCATAATAAATAACTTTAGTATATTCTTCTGGAGCGTTGTGTATATCCATATCAGTTCTTCAAAATTGATGCTAAAGGAACTACACTTGTGACACTTTCTGGTCTCAGGAGCCTATAGGAATCTGTATCCCAACAAAAAAACAGCAAGGTATCCGCTGTTTCTTTAGCTCTACTTTTTTTACAGGCAATGTAATGCGTACTAAAATCCAACGTGCACACATTATATTTCAGCTTCTTAGAGTTCTGACTTCTGTAAGTAATTACAGCATCTCCATACTCTGCAACTAGAGCGCGTAATTCCTGCTTTTTCACTATTAACTCCTTTAGTGTAGGTTAGTAAAATTTTTTACTGCACTTTTTAAAAGGTGTTAAAGTTAAACACAACTATACACTGAACAAGTCAGTGTATAGTTATAGTATTAGAATTAGGCTACAGAACTTATGACACCAGCAAAATACTTTGCGGCTTTGCCAGTTAATTTGCTAACAATATCTTCATCAACAGTTTGACCTGCGGAAGTTAATGCGGCAATGAGTTCTTGTTGTGCATCGGCTTTTGAAACGCGTGGAGATGCGCTGCCGTTTGATGTACCCGCTGCAGCAGTTTTTCGAATGTAAACTCCTGCTTTGGTTAGAATCATACGAACTCCATTAGGAGATTCTTCGTATTCTTCTGCGATTTCTTTTACAATTTCTACACTTGTTTCTGGTGTAGGGTCGGCACCTTCGTATGCCTGTATTACTGCTTCTTTCTTTTCGTCGTCCCAAGCCATGCTTGTACTCCTTGGTTATTGTTCAAATATCAACTATATTATATAAAATTTTCAACATAATTGTCAAGAATTATTTTTTACAACCTTGATAGGTCTACTCCTGCATCTATCAAGTGGTCTAGCTTTCCTAAATCATGGGCAAGACTACTTGAGTAATGTCCTCCCACGGTTACATAAGGGAAAAATGTATCAGAGAAGTCCCCCTTTTCTATTACATAGATTCTATACGCCTTACTTCCGTATACTTTCTCGTAGTCTATATGGGTTTTATATGGTACTCCTGAAACGTTTTCGTGAGTTATTTCTGAAAGCACTTTCGCTAACCCGCAATCCTTTGCAGACCAAACCATTTCTCCCTCTTCAAAATGTGTTGAGTACATTTTTTCAGGTAGTAAAGGAAATTTCCATTCCTGTACTTTACTTTGTTCTTCTTTTGTAGGAATTTCAGGTACACCAATCCTATCTAAAATACCTTTTACAAAAGAAGCGGATCTAAATAAAGAACTAGCTATTGCTGATACTGGTTCTTGATTTAGATACATTACTATACTTTCAGTGATTTCATAGGGAGTGGCAGGTTTGCCTCTATTTTGAGATTTTCTCTTCTCTCTAAAATCTATTCGTTCCCGATGTTCCGCTAGTATATTATTTAGGCGGGTAGTATTGTACGCTATGTTCAGTTTCTGGCATGCTTCCTTTTTTGTAAATTGCTTCCCAGACTCCAAAAGTTCTATCGTCTCTTGTATATTTTTCTCTGATAGCTTTTCGTGATCTTTTCTTTTTATCCCTCTTCTCACGTTCGTTTACCTCTTCTAATTTTCCAGGTTCATGTATTTGTATAGTCATTTTTTCCTCTTAACATCGGCAATAGCGGCTTTTATAGCATCTTCAGCTAAAACCGAACAATGTATTTTTACTGGTGGAAGACTAAGCTCTTCAGCAATATCCATATTTTTAATAGCTGTTGCCTCTTCTAAAGAGCGTCCTTTCACCCACTCTGTCAAAAGAGAACTAGAAGCTATAGCTGATCCGCAGCCGTAGGTCTTGAACTTAGCATCTGTAATAATATTATTTTTTACTTTTATTTGTAAACGCATAACATCGCCACAGGCAGGTGCGCCTACCATTCCGGTTCCAACATTTTCATCATCATCATCTAACTTACCCACATTACGAGGGTTTTCGTAGTGATCTAATACTTTACTTGAGTAGGCCATGTTTCATCTCAAACCATCTATAAAAAGTTGGGTCTTGCCTAAATTCTTGCCATACCTGTGCAGCAGATAATTGATCAGAGCGTATGCATTGTGCTAATAATTCATACTTGGTCTCTAAATCATCTCCAATTTGGTCATTAGTCTTTCTGCTCGATTCGTTACTTGTTTGTGCCATTTGGAATCTCTCCCCTCTTTTGCGGCTTCCATCCAGTCGTTTCCTTCTATCGCTTTCAGAAAATTCTTAAATAGTGATAACCTGTAATGTCCTAGATTGAAATGCATATTAATTAGCACTTCTTGTACTATGTCTGGTTTATCATCGAAGTCTTTCACTAAAAATTTGATTTCAGTAATAGATGTTTCAACGTCCCTGTCGAAACACTCTCTTACTCTTTCTTCACTTACAGGAGTTCCCAAAGGCCACTCAGCCTCTGGGTCTTTCTGAGTAATTAAATGTCCGATTCCAAAAGTTAAATAACCTAAATGGTCTCTATAAACTTTACAGACTTCACCCTCATCTTCTTTCAACTGCTTGTATAATCTATTTCTGTTCATAATATCACATCTTGAGCATTAGCGTTTCTAGTTGTAAAAGTAAAACTATCTGCCATAGTATGTCCGTCCTCTCCTATAAAAGCGTAACTTACAGTATAGGTACCAGGAACTAAACGCGAAGGAGCGGTTGGGATAGTATATACTGGCCAAACACCTTGATGAGGCTCTTTAAACCAAGTCTCAAGCTCTTGTCCATCTTCAGAGGCTACTACAAACTTTATTAGTCTCACATTTTGATTAAAACGTAATATTATATTATCTGGAGTTGCAACAGTTGAATCTGCCGCAGGCTCAGTCTCTAGTAGTGTTCCATGGCCAAAAGCTAATACTGGTACTAGTAGTAATAGTCCTAAAAATTTATTCATTTATAGCATCCGGTAGTCTTCTTGGCCCTCTGCTTGGTTGTGCAATTCCTGCAGCGTCTCTTTCAGCAGATGACATCTGGTTCTCTCCTAAAACACCAAGTAATCCTTGTACTTGTCTAGTCTCACTCTGGCTCAGATCAGCAATAAGGAGGTCTGCGGCTGCAACCCAAGCATCATGATCATCACCACGAGCGGCGTGATCCAATGTGTCCAGTATTCTCATGCGCTCAGTATCATGAGGGTTCTGGGGGTCTACGAGTGCAAATGAAACATTTCTGATTCGATCAGCATCTTCTTCATTAGCCATCCAACAAGGATTAGGTATTTCTACGCCTGCGGTTTGATACGGCAGCCAGAAGTTAAGTCCAGCGAACGG